TGCTATGTGGGTAGACTTGGCAAGCGTCACCTGTAGAGGGCCAGCAAGCCTAGTAGTCCTCCTGTACCGTGTGACATTAACTTCCTCTGAGCCATCACCATTAGCTTTATCACGCCACTCGGCAGCAGTGGTTATGTCACCCTCAAAGACTGAGTAGGTAACAACGTAGTTGCTCCCACCGTCATCGTATAGACCCTGTATTTTGTAATCGCATCTACTCATTATGCATGCTCAACTAGTGTCAGGCTTGGGTTGATGAATACGCTACGTACTCCTACCGCAACTCCCATAACCTGTACAAAATCACCATCATCACTTGGTCTGGTGGCAGTAAGATTACCGTCAGATTCAGGGGCATATACCTCTGCACCTGGTGTTAGGTTTCCACCAAATCCACCATCATCCCTGTATATACCATGCGTCAGGACACGTACAGAACTTCCTGCACTGCCCTGTGCCTCGATAGCTACGCCAATTGCTGGCATGGTTCCTGCTGCTGTGGAGTTAGCCCTTCCTACACGTCCTGTAGTAGAGCTTACGTACACTGCATCCCACTGCGTAATGGCTTCTGCGGCTAGGAATTCAATTACGATACCTTGTGCTTTATCATCTGTCGCAGGTGTACCTGCTGCTGATTCAAATTCCATGAACTTACTATCAGCAACTGCAACACCTTCACTAGTTATGTTAACTATTTGTGCATTGTCAGCATCAAAGTGAATCTCATTAGCAGTTTCAAAATCTATCTTTGTTTGTGCGTCCTCACCTATGACATAATCATCTGCCAAGAGTGAGTTGGTGTATGCAAGGTCTGTTCCATCAGTGGCTAGTGCATAACCTGCTGTTCCTACTGCAAGTGCAGCAGGGTCACCACTGGCATCACCGTAAATAATCTTACCTCTGGCTAGACCAGCCATCTTTGCAAGGGTAACTTGGTTATCAGCTATGTGTGCCGTATCAATAGAGCCATCGGTATAGTGTTCGCTGTCTAATGCATCGTCAGCTATTTTTGCATTAGTAACAGCATCGTTAGCTAGATGGGCAGTATCAATTGAACCATCCGTGTAGTGTTCACTGTCTAATGCGTCATCAGCTATCTTCGCTCCAGTTACAGCGTCCGCTGCTAGATGAGCAGTATCAATAGAGCCGTCTGTATAATGCTCACTGTCGATAGCATCATCGGCTATCTTTGCCCCAGTTATGGCATCAGCAGCTATATAAGAACTTGCTATAGCAGTTCCATTCCATGTACCAGCAGCGATTGTGCCTGAGTCTGCTATACCTGCTGAGAAAGTAGTAGCCTTCGCCACGGTGATAGCCTCAGAGCTATCAGTCGTAACGAATGTTATGTAAGCGTTGTTGGCTTCCTCTATTATCAAAGCACTGGCTTGGTTGTCAGGTATCTTGATGGAGTTCTCACCTGCGTTGGCGAACTGCAATGCACCGTCTGCCCCACCTGAAAGAGTCAGGTCTCCAGATATGTCCGCTGTGCCATCAATATCTAGGTTGGCAGCTAGCTGGAGGCCAGTGGAGTCAGTGATAACACCGTCAGTTATTACCGTGTCACCGAGGGTGAAGTCAGTAGTCGCATCGACTGTTCCTGCGAATGTGACGTTTGCTCCACTAAACGTAGCAGCAGTGGTAGTCCCAGACTTGAGGATAAGGTTGCCACTATTGTTTGTAGCAGAACCAAACGTAGTCCCACCATCCTTAAAGAAAACATCTCCCCCATCTGCATCAAGAGTTAAATCTCCTGATACATCAAATGTCATGTCCGTTGCGCCAGCGGCTGTCGCGTTGATCGTAAAGACATCAGTCATTGTTCCGCCTACGCTTACGCCAAAGCGGATCTGACCATCCTCACTTCCATTGGAAACGTCAACTGCTTCTGCCGTTATACGTGCAAACTCATGGATGTTTCCTCCATCATCAGCTAGCTCAAACGATAGATAAATCTCGTCACCATCTGCACGAGTAGAGTTAGCACCCCTGAATATTGCAACCTTGTTGGATGCGTTATTCGTTAAATTCGTAACGGTTAATCCAGGAGTGGTGTTTCCTGTTGGGTTCCGTATATCTATTTCTTTTAGCTGTATCTGGTCATCCCAGTTACGGTAGCGAACACTCGCACCAGAGGTCACCTTGATATCGTAGCGATCCTCATCAGACTCACTGAACGACCATAGGCCAGAGCTGTTCGTGGTGGTAGAAGCCTCCTCAGTGCTTGTACCAGTCTCAAGCAACTGGACAGTAGCACCGCTTACGGCACTCCCTGAATCATCGAATACATATCCTCTAAAGTTAATAGCCATTATCCACCACCTAATCGAGAGTGATCTCTATATCTTAGTGCTTCCAAGACGTAATAGTCCGTATCATTGTACAGATCGTCTTCATCAATAAATATAAGTTGCTTACCTTCTCCTGCGAGTTGCGCTCTTGCCATTCTATCTCGTGCTGATGTTTCCACTCCGAATTGGTAATGGAAATATACTCCCTGTACGTTGATTGCGAGGTCTGGAGGATTACTGAAGTCGAAGTCAATGACGACTCCACCTTTTTGAATCCTGCCACCAAGCAGCGGAGACTGGTACGTAAAGTCCTGACCAGGAATCTTCCCAGCTTTTTGCAAGGATTCATAGGTAAGCCATTCGGGAACGGAACCTGTCCATCCTTGAGGTACTTGTACTGTTTCTGGGTTAATAGCCATGAATCACTCAACCACGATTATCCAGTCTAAGTCTTGATTACTGCCACCTGCATCGGCATAGAAGTCAGCAAAGGGAAGTGATGCATTTGTCTCAAGCAAATTAATCTCAGCACTGTCATTTGCAGATAATTCATATCCAAGCGTTGATGCAACAGCAGAATGTCCAAAGTAAATGACACTACTATTACCTGTACGAGCAGACACCTTGATGTATTTAACCTTGCTACGAGCATCAGGCGCACCACTGGCGGCAGACAAAGCCACCGCTGTTCCTGCGCTCGATACCCTAGATCTGTTTGCGTAAAACTTCATGGCTCCACCAGTGTTATGGATGTACTGCCACGTTCATCATAGCCTGTGTACTCAAGGCCAGTGGCGGCACGTACATCTACATAGTAGTTTCGTGTTCCCCCTGCATCATCCCTAAAAGTAAATTCACAAAGGGATGTTTTTTCTATTGCTTCTACGAGTGCAGCACGTAATTCCTGTGGGTTTCTACCATTGTAATCACGATTGAGATCTATCTGGACTTGGTGTCCCCACTTGGCCTCTAGCTTCTTTCGGAATACCAGAACCATAGACACTACGTCAGGGCTGAGTTTTGTATTAGATCCCCTGCTCAGGGTGAGTTTAAATTTGATAGATCGAAACTCTGTACCTGTAGGGGTGTCTGAATCTGGGAATGAGTAGGTCGTAGTACCATCACTGGTTATTGTTCCAAGCGTTGTGAATGACTCAGTGTAGTCAGTAGCATACTGCACCAACACTTGCTCACTTGCAGAAGCATCTTCTACTTCTACCTTAAGCTGCATGGCAAGCTTGTCAACCTCAGTCTGGAACGCATCAAACCAAGGCGTTTCAATGAATCCACTAGATCCATACTGGAACTCTGGAACCTGTGAAGGGTTAACAATATCTCGTTGAAGTGCCATGTTGTACACACGCTCATGGAAGCCCCACCATACGCGGTAGTTAACCGTGCCATCTACACCTGATTTAAGGTTGCTAACATGCATAGAATCTATGGCTTTACCTGCGGTTGATGCTACCCATTTTGTTTCCCAGCCCATTTCGTTATAGCCAATAATAGAACTGTTTCCAGTGCTTGGCTCTATAACGAATGCTCCTATGTGGTTTGTACCAGAAGAGTAGTTCTGAGGTATCGCTGTTGCTCCTACTGATACAGGTGCAGTGGTTGCATCTATACCAGCTAGCAATTCATTATGCGTCCCTTCTAATAAAGAAACAGTACCTCGGTATGAGCTAGGCAATCCATCATCTCGGTCAGGGCCAACAGGAGTAATCACCGCTGAGTTACTACCGTTGATGTACTTATAGATACCCAACCCTGATGGAATGTACACACTGTCACGCCATTTGGTAGTGCTTCGCCCATTATCTGGGTGGGTAGGGAATGTCATCTGCGTTTCTATAAATCTAGAATTCTCTGCATCATGTGCAAATAATCCATCTAGTGTAGCTGCATAAATTATTGGTGTACCCATTGCATTACGTGCCACAAATAAAGCAGTTACATAGCTATTAGGCACTGGAAGTTTGCAGTCATTTATTTCGGTTCCTATTGTGTAGGCATACCAAAGTTGACCTGTATTATCTATTCCCCAAAGCCTGTCATCCCATGTTGCAAGGTACTTTGCATCAGTTGTATCTGTAGTCCAGCTTGAACCATCATCTGTATAGGTATATCCGCTTCCTCCAGAGTCAGAATGTGCAAAGACTAAATATGTTGTTCCACCTGCATCAGTAAACGAGATGCTGTCGGTAACCTGATCATTTATAGTAGCTACCGCTGAACCCCAACTATCTGATGCTTCTGCATACTTGTGGACTTTTGATGCACCGCCACCCTGAGTCCATACTGCATAGATATCAGAACCAAGTTCATTAATAGCTGTCACATTAGGTCCAGCTAAACCATGACTACAGGCGGCAGTAACATTGGCTAATCCAGGTAATACAAGGTGGTTGTTGTACCGTAACTGTAATGAGCTATACCACGCCCTGTTTACATCTGCGGCTCCTGCCATACGCTCTTTGCCAAGGCCACCTCTCCAGTCTGACCAGTGGATAATGGAAGAGTAAAGCTGTGAGTCCTTTGACGTGTCTCCTATGACCACCTTACTTGGGTATATAGAAGCAAGAACGCTTTGGACAGGTCTTGTTAATGGGTAGTAAACCCCATTCAGTACAATTTCATTTGGTTCTACTACTGATGCTGCCATTACTCAACAAGCCTCGCATCTACTAAGAGTGGGAATGAACGCTTCGCCTGCTCCGCAAGCCCAAACCAGAATGCTGCACGCTGTGCTGATGCATCAGGGTCAGTCGCATTACCACCACCAACAGAGGCAAGAGCCATGCCTGTTGCACGAGTAATAACATACTGATCATCTATCTCATTGGATGTTGAATCATCTGAAAGCAGTGATGGCTTTGCACCACCGACTAGTTTTATCAATCGATAGCCTAATGCACTCCTTGCATCATCATGTAGGATCAGGTCTTTCTCCTGTTTGTTGATATGCCATGACCGCTTATCTAGCTTTTCCCAGATAGCAGTGTCATTGGCTACTGCAACAATGTCATCAATGTTAATAACACAAGCACCAAGATCTGCATCATACTCAAGACCTACAGATATTATCGCGGTATCTAAATGTGGAGTTGCTAGAGACATCCTGACGAAAGTCCACGTATTGGCGGTCAAAGCTGGTATGGAAAGCGTCTCTATGGGGCTTGCACATGATGCAGAGTCATCTAATAAAAGCTTTAGGTTACCTGCACTCGTGGCTACCGTACTCTTTACCCACATTTCTATCGTGTCATATTTGGAAATATCTGCACTGGTAATAGAATCAGATATCAAATCACCTGCGGATGCACCATCGGCAATGGTGATTTTCAGTGAGCCAGTGCCTTGCTTCTTGTTTTGCGTATCAGATTCTTGAGTAAAGTCACTATCAGTTGCTTCATCAAAGGTAGTGTCGCATCGGTGAAGTACCTTTGCAGTTACCTTTGATCGATATTCAACCTTGTTAATCATCTGGAATGTTGATGGAATATCAAACCTTGCAGTGTAACCATCCCCATGCAGTGATACATCTTGCTTATAGGTATAAGCGTGACCTGTCGCATCTATAATCGCTTGGTTAATAAAGTCGTTGATACGCTGGGGAGGATACTTGTCATCCCATATTTCATAGGTATCAGACGATGCTACAGATGCTGAAGCCGCTGGCATAAATGTCAGTGTGAAGACATTGCTAGATACCGCAGAATCGGTAATTCTCCTAACAATGCCATCATTTGTCGCAGCATCTGCATCCTGGAGTATCAACCACTTACCATTAAAGCGGTCATTGCTACCAACTACAGCAGTGTTATCATCTACAGTTGTTGTAGTTCCACCAGATGCAGTTGAGGTACGCACCGCCCCAAGGTTGTATCCGATGGACTGTCGTAGCTGTTCACGAGTCCTTCCTTGGATTACTGCCATGCCTTCCTCCCACTACAGCATTAGTAAGATCTCTTCATCCTCATGCCGCTTTTATTTTTTCGATTTGGTTTCGCTGCGGACTTTATTGGTTTCTTCCGCATTGGTTTCATTCCGTATGACTTCTTCATTCCGTATGCCATTTGGTTTTTCCTTTAAGATATATGATGTTCTTATATCTTCAAGTTCTGACTCTAATGCACCAATAACTCTTCGTTGAATTATTATCTGCATTTCCCTAAAGGCTTCAGGCATTACACGAAATAATTCCTGAATATCCTCAACCGTCATATCTAGATTTGTCATGTCCCTCTTTGTCCCCCTAGAAATCCTTTGCATAATAAATCAAATTGTTTGAGCTTTCACGTCTTTTCTGTGCAGCCAAACGGATTTGATCCATTATCTTCCCGATCTCTTTTCTCTCCTCCATCGTGGGCGCACGTTTCTCGTAGCCCTCACGAAGCTTGGTCTGAAAGTTCTCGGTAGCCTCACCTATCTTCTGGTCAAGTTCAGCCTGTCCTTCATCAGGATGCTGAACAACAATGACCCTTTCCTCATGGGTAACACCCCATCGGTCTTTACCACGCAGGGTGAACCTGTGGTGAATGATAGGCCTGGCAGTCTCAACACTTAATCCCAAGGGGGCTGTCCCATTATGAACAGCCCCATTAGGAACCCATATGTTATGCATATGTCCCTCTTCCCACCAGCTCTTAGTATCGGATCTGCAAGTCAACCAAGGAGTACTCGGTTGAAGCAGCTACGTTGATAACACCACCAATGAGGAACTCAGCACTGGAGTCATCAGCCATAACGTCAACAGAACCATCAGTTGAAGAACCTGTCATTACGTTCTTACCTACGACAACCGTGCCGTTTGTAAGTACTGCAGCAGGTCCAGCAGTCTGGAACCATCCGTAGGAACCACTTGCAAGGTCTCTTGCAGGAATACCAACAACAACACCATCAATATCACTTAAATCGAATATTTCTGCTGCTGCATAGATGCTCTTAGCAAGACCAACCTCTGAAGAAGTTGTCAATGCTGTTGCAACAAAGTCATTCTCGAATAAGTCGATAGTTAGTGTTGCACTAGTTGCCGCTGCGGAGTGTCTCCAAATAGGAAATAGCTGTCCTTCACCAGCAGCATCATTGACGAATAGGTATCCATCTTCATAGTCTCCAACATCGCCTCTGATTCCTGTGTAATACGCAGAACCAGAAATAGCAGTAGAACCACCGTTGGTTACTGTGATTGCACCAATACCTGAAGCATTAGCGGCAACTGCTGCTGCGATAGCGAGGTCTTTAATGTGGTCAGATGCGGTAGCTTTTTGCATCGCAACCTTACCAGCAGTAATTGCCTCGCCTGTGTAACCGTAGTAGAAAACCCTACCATCAGGAAGAACAAGCCTTGTACCAAGTCTACGTTCTTTTGAAGTAGATGTGGATTTCTCCATCCCATAGTGTCCATTTATAGAAACTGGAAAAGACATAATGTCTCCTTTCTTTACAGGCTCAAAGTCCTGCGACTACCGTTATTAATATATCGTTAGGCACGGTAATCGTTACACCTAACTAAACTTCCACAACCACATCAGCAAACTCTGTAGAGGCTTCTGGCGTTTCTGTTTTCTCAACAGGCACACTCTTTGCTTCCTCTTTAGCATTTACTGTTGCTATTGCTTTTCTTTCAACGCACCATCTACAGGTGCAGTCGCCTCCAGGCAGCCAAGCAAAGCGTCCCATTCTAGACATTTTAAGAACATAGTCGGGACTGCTAGGGAGATTGTGTAATGCACTCCCGACCTCTGATACCACTAGACCTTCTACATTTAAGTCAGGCTTATGTAGATAGAACGTCATCTTAGGCGCACGATCATCAATAAACCCTAGTGAATAGCCAATAGTGGCTAGTTCCTGTTTTTGTTTGTTCCGCTGACTTATATCTGCCATGTCCCTCTTACCTCACGTTATTAAGATGTTGAAAGATCGCCAATTTCAAATTGAACGCCAGCACCTTTGGTGTCATCAAGTTCAAACACTCCGTAGTCAGCAGTCATTACGACTTCTGTTGCACGGAGAGAAGCGTCTCTTTGTCGCTCTGTTCGGGTGTCTACCGAAACAAGAACTGCAAGTGCAGACTTGTCAGCGATAACACCAATACCAGAGTCAACGCCTGATACCTTAGCAATGTTTCCATCCTCAAAGATAGAAACACCATTCATTGGGCGAAGACCACTGTAGAAGTTCTTCAGTAAGTCAACGCTCCATCCGTTGCTAAGTTCACCACCAGCGGTTCCTGCTACGGTTGCTGCTTCCTTGGAAAGGTTTGCAATCGCGTTTGGGTGGTGGAGGATGTAAAGCTGGCTACCAAATTTTCCAGCCTTGGCGTTGGAAATAATTGCCTGGGTGTTTGCCGCACTCATCAATCGGCCATCTGCGCCAAGCTTTGTTCCACCGTTAAGGTTGGTGTACAAAGCAATAACGTCAGTGTCCTTTTTCCTTGCCATTGCGTCACCGAGCTGTCGCCCAATGATTGCCATAACATTTGGAGAACTTTGCTTTACAAGCTTGTCGGTAAGAATAACCTTCGCACCAACCTCAGAAGCAGTGAGGTCTACGGTAGTCATTCCAATATCTTCCTCATCAATGATGTCTACACCATCAGTGAGATCGCTCATCGACATCTGACCGACCTTTGGAACGGTCACGGTCTTCTCACCTTTACCAAGGGTGAATCTTTCTATCAATGCCATAGCTGGAGCGTTATGCTCCTCCGTGTAACGTGCGGCAGCGATAATGGTTTTCTGGGCATTTTCTAAATTACCAGTCGTTGCTGTCTGTGCCATATAGCACCCCCTTCATTATAATCCTGCCGCTCGCTTTGCTGCGGCTAGTGCTTCTGGAGATCTGTCTCCTGCGTTGTATCTATCCAGCCACGCTTCTTCATTGGATACCGCAGTTACCTGCGATGTACCAGTGTCAAAGTTCTGTGGTGGAACTGATGCCTTTTCGTATTGGGCTAGTTTTGCTTCTAATTGCCCTATCCTGGACATCTCCTTCGCTCGAAGTTCCATCTCCTGTGGAGAGTTGTAAGGCAATAATTGATCTGCGTCAACCCCATGCAATTTGGAGTAGTGCATAGCTGCTCTATACCTACCTTGTTCGTGCAGTTGTGTTCGCTGCAAGTTAGCATGAAGTTCAGCTTCACGCCTCTGGAACGCCTGTTGCTGTGTAACAAGATGCTCAATTTGATCATCTGAGTACCCTTGAGTTTCAAGCTGTGATCGTGTTGCATTTGCTTCTTCAAGGATTCTTCGTTCCTGTTCCTGCTGTTGCTGCCACTGTGTCCACTGGTTTACCTGCTGCTGTAACGCAGCATTCTGCTGTGCCAAAATATCCACTTGTGGATCAGGCATAACCTGCGGCGTAGGTTCTGGCGTAGGTTCTGCTACAGGTGTAGGTGTTGGTGGTGCAGGTGGCGCATCTGTTACTTCATCAGCTACATCTACCTGTACGTTTGTTACATCTACAATATCCAAATTCATTGCATCCAATTCAGGAAAACCTGTAGATGGTGCAGCTTCTGCTGCTACTGCTTCTGGCTCATTCTGCATTGTCATGTCCCTCTTTCCTCCTAAAGCATTATTATCTTGCTAGATGGAGTAACTACACCAGTAGTCCCTCCACTTCTAGTTCTTCGTTCAGCGACTGGTATTGGCCCTCGTAACACTCCTATCTCAGGAAACATTACCCTTCGTAATCGTCCTATCATGCTTTCAATTTCATCTTCAGTTAACTCATTGCTAGCATTTTCTCTTATCCAGGCTACCCTTGCATTAAATGTATCCATATATTCTTTTTGTCTTTCAGGAGTTAATAGACGACCTATCTCCACATGGATACCAGTTCCTGCACGAGCAACTGCTGCCTTCTGTTCTGGCGTAAACTTTGCAAGAAGCTTGTCTCGTTCAGCATCAATATAATCCCACCTGTCAGAGATAGCGGCTGCCTGTGCTTCTTTACTATCGTAAAGTTCATACCATTCATTTAATGCCTGTTTAATTGGGTCATCGGATTTCTTTCTATCATCCTCTATCCCAACAGATCTCTTGTATTCTTCCAGTTTGGCATTCATAAGTTTCTTCTGCTCGAAGTAAATACTTCGCATCTCGTAATCAGAAGCACTTGCTGCCCACTGTTTCATCATGGTTAGTTCAAACTCTTCTTGTAATTGTTCTTTTCTTCTGAAGAATAATCCCCAATCACTATTTGAATCTCTTGCTTCTAAGTTGTATTGATCCTTAACAATTTCTCCAAGCAAATCATTCTTTATCCATGACTCAGATATATCTCTCGTGGATACAGCATCAAGGTTAAATCGCTTTATTCCCTCTTCGACAGTTACATCAGCAAGCGTTGCCATAGAAGACCTAGCTCCTAGAAATCCAGTGGCTGCTGCCGCTGCACTATCACCTTCAAGTATTCCCTGTACTGCAAAAGGCATAAATGTTTCGAGTGTATACAGAGCAAGCTGTGGCATGGTTTCAACAACGTCATAAGGTGCTGCATTAACATCAAAGACTGCTTCCACAGCAGCACCACCAAAGTTCATTGCTGGCGCACCTCTGCTTCTTAGCACATGCAAAAGAGGATTTGCAAACTGATCAGTTGATTTCCACTGAGCTAGTGGTTCAAAGTCACCCTGTACTGCACTATATGAAGCATGTACAAGTTTTGCATGCATCGAAGCAAGTGATCTCCAGAATCCACCAATTCCATACCACTCATCTCCCATCTTTATTGCTAGAAACTTTTTACCTGATGTAGGGTTAACAGACTGCATACTCATGTTATGAGCCTGTTCATGCGAATATCCTTGGTTGGTGTAATAGGTATAGCTTGCAATATAAAACGTACTCATGCTGACTGTAAGAATTGATCCAAGATTATGCAAAGCACCTACTGCTTTTGTTATCTCTGCAAAGTTTGTAATATCTTCAGCACTAAGTTCTCGTCCTTCTCTTCGTGCCTGAGCCATTGCTTTCTGCAAAGGCGAGTCTCCAATCCTTCCGCCAGTCATAGCATAGCGGAGATATCCTGCATCCCTTGTCTTTGCAATGTGGTAAACACCTCGCATTGCATCAGCAAATACAGATGCAGTTGCCCTTGTCAGGCGTGGAGATAATCCAACCCAGAAGTTTTCAGTAGTCTTTGATGAAACACTTCTTCCTACATCAGTTGTATTAAATGCACCTGTTAGATTTGATATCTCATGTTTCAGTGATTGCCTAGCTTGGTTACTTAAATTACCATCTGCATCAACATACTTGCTCTTTAAAATTTTATACCAGTGGGCTCGGTTCATCAGTGATCCAGCGTTATATGACCTCTGGAATGCACTGACAAACCCACTTCCTAGTTTTCTAAATGGATTTTGCGTACCCATGTTTACAGGAGTTTGTAAATAATCCAAGTAAGAACTAATATCAACAGACCCATCTCTTCTCAGGAATCGATAGACCTCATGGTCACCAACCCCAAGTCCCATATCAATAAGCTCAGTAATAGTATTACGAAGGTCTGGATCTCTTTTTAATGCGCCAGCTAACCAGTTCGGGTTATATGTTGCTGATATTTGATATCTTGTTACATCAGCCCACCTTGCAGGATTTCGGAATAAGAGTGGCAAACCTATAGTCATCGAGAATGCAAGGTCAAAACCTGTAGAGGTAAACCGCCAAAAGTCAGCAACGTATGAAAGGCTTTTAGCAGTTCTACCAGGTCCTGGAAATAAACGACCTGTGCCGACTAATCTTTCCATCCCCTCGAAAGCTCGTTCCATATTCACAAGGACACGAGCGTCAACAATCACATCTTGCATATTAACCATAGAAAGCTCTTTAACCCTACTCATTCCCATAATATGGTTTAACTCTACAAAGGTAAGATTGCCATCTTTATTATTTGCATAAAACATTCTGCTAGGCCAGTTAAATGCTTGAGCGGCAGCAGTTCCAGTTTTAGTTAATCGCTTTCTAATATTATTATTTGCCTGAGTAATGGCATTGTTATATGCTTTTTCGGCTGTTCTTAATTTACTTTCATAAATCTCATCAATCCTTTGAATAGTTAATTTACCTTCATCAAGCATTTGATCTCTTTCATCAGATGCTTTCTTTTCTAAATCCTTTTTCTTTTTAACTGCTTTATTTATTCTTTCTTGAGCATTTTCAATAAGCCTCTTACCAGCAGGTGCTATATTTTTAAAATCCTTATCTTTAGCCAGCCTTGCAAATTTATGAACAAGCGTTTTTGTATCCAATCCAAAACTATACTCGGCTAATTCATCTGTAGCCCCTGTGGCAACATCACGAAATTCTTTTAACACTTTAGTGGTCAATGCTTCTTTTGCTAGCAAGGTGATTTGACTTAATAAATTAAACTCATACCCTTTAGTACCAGGCCCAGCGGCTATACCTTCTGCTATAGATTCATAAAACCGTTCTCTTGTTTTATCTGTTTTTGTTAATGCTCTTCTGCCATTCCCAAACGAAGTAACTTCCCTTCGCATAAATCTTCGCCCGTTGCTTTTTACTTGAGATAGTAAACTAGTTTTGTCTACATTTATAACATCATCAAGCTCGTCAAATATATCTCCTATTTTATCAAGCGTCTTTCTTGTATGTTGCGATCCATACATAGTTGTCTTGTTAAACAGTTCATCAAATAATTGTTCTCGCCTAGCAAAATCTAAAAGCTTGCCATCTTTATCAAAAAACAATGTTTGATAATCAAATGTTTTCTTTCCATTTATTATTTCACCATCAAACTGTTTATATTTACCCTTTACGTACTCACCAGTTTCTGGGTTATATTTTCGATTTGAAGTAAATAATCCCTTAATATCTGCAAGGATTCCTTCCTTGTAATACATATGTGCGTGATACATTTCATATAAATCATTTGCATAAACAGCCGATTCATCTCCTCGTGCTACGGCATCAAGGTATTCCTGTTTACCCCACTGACCATTTAATGCATTGTCTGGACCGTTATACAAAGGATATGAATCATAGAATTCATTAGTAATTGATCTTCTGGAAAATGCACCACCTGCCTGTCTTCCAGGCGCACTTAGAACAATCTCCTCTATAAAACGATGAGTATCATTTAATGCCCTTGCTGGTATTGATTGAAGTTTTGATTCAGCAGCAGCAGTTACCATCCTTGCCCAGCTATTAGTAACCCACCATTGGTTTACTGAACCAATAGTTGCATCAAGAAACTTTGCTACATTTTTGTGGAAAGATCCTACCTCTGAGCCACCAAGGACTCCTTTGGCAACCCAGTTTGCAATTAATGAACGCTCTGCTGCTTGCTTAAATCTTATTGCAGCATCAACAATGCTATCTACAAAACCAGAAAGGAACTGCCCTTCAGTTCTTATTTCAATATCATCACGAGCTTCCTTGGTGACATTGCTTATTGGGTTTGTTGTTTGATCACCATTAAAATCAGAAGCTGGTTCATTCTTTGTTTTTAAACTTAAATCTTTTCCTGACCTTTGAGCAACAGGATTTTCATATGTATCTTGAGCAATCTTCTGGATATTTTCTGCTGTCTTTGCTCGCGTCCTACGTGTTTCAGCAATACTATTTTGAATTTCTTCTATTCGTTCAGGAGACAAAACTTGTTTTTGAGCCTGTGGAATTGTAACAAACTCAACACTAGGATCTGACTTGAGATCACTAAGCCTGTCTATTACTTCAGCATTTGCTAAATCAGGGTCATCAAGGATTTTTTTGTAAGCATCAATGTCACGCATGGTGAGGCCGCTTACCTTTTTTCTAGCAATAACACTGAGCAAGGCAGCACCTGTTACTTCCCTGCCAGCTATGTCATACGTCTGATTAAGAATGCTAAGTATCTTATTCTTATCAGGATTTAAT